AGACCACAATAGCCCTGATAACTATGATGCCACATCAGACTCTCGGACTGAACGAGAAATGACTTACTTAATGGGGGCAAGAAGAATATACGACTGCGGAAAAAAGAAGTGGGTTTGGAAAAATCAGCACTTGCAACAAGCCTAAAAAAAGAGTATAAGTACCTTTAACAGGGGAACATCCTGCTTATCAAACTGCCCCCACAGACGCATAGAAGATTGATAAGCTTATACTTTCTATGAAGGAAACTACAATGAGTTTTGCTACCCATTTGGGCCCGTGGTTATTAGGCACTGTAAAAAATACCACAGGTACTGTTGCAGGTACTATTCGTAACACTGGTGTTACTTCTGTTGGTCAAACTGATCCTGTCACTTATACAGATACTGCTGCTTCAATTTTAGCCGTTCTTCCAGCAGGTTCTTTAATTACCAATCTTGCGCTATACCAAACTACTAAATTTGCTGGTACTTCTGGCGTAATCACTATTTATCTTAACGGTACTGCTATTGCAGCGACTTCAGCAATTACTGCTGGGGCTTCAGGTATTATTTATTTTGTTCCCGCTTCTGACGCTCAAACAGCCCTATTTGCTAATGTTGGCTCAACTGATGCGATTATTACTTACACTGTAGGTTCTTCTGGAACTTTCTCTGCTGGAGCTGGATTTTTCTTAGTTGAGTACTTAGTACGAAATTCAGATGGTTCATCTGCACCTACTGCATATACTGCATAATTAATGTATTAGGGGGTGCTAACCCCCTTTTTATAAACCCAGTAGGAGATTAATTATGGCTATGCAGTTTGACGTAAAAAGCAAACATTTAAGCGCGGCTGGCAGCATCTATGCCGATAGAGCTAGGCTTAAAGGTATTGTGGTAGCTCCTGCTATTAGTACAGCAGCTACTTTTGAATTTAGAGATGGCGGGGCTACGGGTGAAATTCTGTACCAAATGTATATTCCCGTAAACTCAAACCCAAATACATTTGATGTTCTTATACCTGGCGAAGGTATTTTATTCCGCACTAATATTTATTTAACTTTTAGTGTTGGCTCGGTAACGGGTGTCACTGCATTTTACGGTTAATATTATGCCTGATAACACGCCTGAAATTAGAAACGCAAGAGAGTTAGCTTCACACAGCACAGAGATTAAACATTTGCAAACTGACATGAATAAACTAAGCAAAGACATGGAAGAGGTGAAAGACGCTCTTAGAGAGATAAGTCACACCTTGTCGGCAGCTAAAGGTGGTTGGCACATGCTTATGGTTGTTGGGAGTATAGGGGCTGGTATAGGTGCTGGTGTGGCATGGATAATTGATTTTATGAAACACTAATGGCTACTAAGAAAACCCCTGTATTATCTGTTGGTAGAGGCGAGAAATTACCTGTATCTAAAGGTGCTGGACTTACTGCTAAAGGTAGATCCAAATATAATGCAGCTACTGGTTCTAATTTAAAAGCCCCTGCTCCTCATCCAAAAACAAAAGCAGATGAGGGCAGGAAAAAATCATTTTGTGCAAGAATGAGTGGGGCAAAAGGCCCTATGAAAGATGAAAATGGTAATCCTACTCGTAAAGCAGCGGCATTAAAAAGGTGGAGTTGTAGTGCCAAGTAAAAATTTGAAACAACATAAGTTAATGGAAGCCGTAGCACATAACAAAGGTTTTGCTAAAAAAGTGGGTATCCCCCAATCAGTAGGTAAAGACTTTACTACTGCGGATACAAGTAAACAATTTAAAACAGGTGGCGACGTGGCTAGTTTAAAAAAATTATTTAAAGGTAAAGAATCTAAAGCTGAAGAACTTAAAGAAGCTAAAGCTATTAAGTCTGGCAAAATCTCTCCTGAGCAATATGCCAAAGGCGAAGAGATGGAGAAAGCTATGAAAAAAGGTGGTAAATGTTATGCTGCTGGCGGGGTTACTAAACAACTTCCTTCTTCAAAAGACATGGGTTCACTAGGTATGAAAAAAGGTGGTAATGTTAAAGAAGTGATTGGCCCTAAAACAATGTCAAAAGACGTTGAAAAAGGTTCAAATAAATTAAATAAGTTTGGTGAATCTGCTGTACAAAAACGTGGTAAAACCAAAGGCGTTAACCTAGGTGATTCAGGAAAAATTGAAGGCATCGAAGGTTTTAAGCCTAAGAAATTCGCTGCTGGCGGTTGCACTAGAGCTGATGGCATTGCTCAAAAAGGTAAAACTAAAGGTCGGTACATCTAATGATGGCTAGTCGAGGTATGGGGGATATTAACCCATCCAAAATGCCAAACAAAAAAAAGATTATTCGTAAAGATAATCCCAATGATGTAGATATGTATAAAAAAGGAGGAGTGGCTAAATCATTTCCTCCTAACACTAAACCCAAAAGCAGACGGGCTAAGAAATGACAACTTCAGGCACAAGTAGTTTTAATTTATCCGTTACAGATCTTGTTGAGGAAGCCTTTGAAAGATGTGGGGCTGAACTACGTAACGGGTATGATTTACGAACTGCTCGAAGAAGTCTTAACTTATTGACCGTAGAATGGGCTAACATTGGGATTAATTTATGGACTATTGAAGAGGGAACTATCCCTTTAATCCCTGGCCAAATTAATTATGACTTACCAAACGATACAATAGATTTATTAGATCAAGTTGTTCGCACAGGATCAGGCCAACAACAAACTGATATTAATATTAACAGAATTTCATCGTCTACTTATTCGACTATCCCTAATAAGAATGCGACAGGTAGACCGATACAAGTTTGGATAAACAGACAATCAGGAGCTACATATCCTGTTACAGGCACAGCTAATCCTCAGATAAATGTGTGGCCAACACCAGATCAAGGTACAAATGATAACCCATATTACTATTTTGTATATTGGCGTTTAAGACGTATTCAAGACTCAGGTAATGGTGATAATACTCAAGATATACCCTTTCGTTTTTTAAACGCTATGGTCGCAGGATTATCTTATTATCTTTCTATGAAACTCCCTAATGCCGATATGAATCGTTCTATCGGTCTTAAAGCTGAATATGATAGACAGTTGCAATTAGCGACAGAAGAAGACCGTGATAAAGCTGCCGATAGATATGTGCCTAGAATTGGTTATAGCAGATAATGGCTACTAAATACGCTGCTGGCAAATACGCCATTGCTGAATGTGATATTTGTGGGCAACGCTATAAGTTGCACCAACTAAAAAAGCTTGTTATTAAAACTAAAACAGTAGCGATCAAAGCCTGCCCTGAATGTTGGAATGAAGATCATCCCCAGCTTAAACTTGGCATGTACCCCGTTTTTGATCCTCAAGCTGTTTTAGAACCTAGACCAGATAATAGTTATCAAACATCAGGTTTAGATACGAATGGGTATCAAGGCGAAGGGTCAAGAGTATTTCAATGGGGATGGGCGCCAGTTGGCGGCTCTCGTGCAAATGATGTATTATTAACACAAAATGATTTAGTAGCGACAACGTATGTCGGTTCAGTAACAACTTCTTAGGAGTACGAAATGGCTAAAGGCGATGGTATAGAAAACAAAGGTAAAACTAAAGGTAAACAATTGGGTATCGATGGTTCTAAAATTGGTCAAGATGGGGTCATGTTATCTAAAGGTAAAGCTAAAACAGTATCTTCAGAAGCAATGAAAAAGTTTGGCCGCAATTTAGCGCGTGCTAAAAATCAAGGTGGTAAATAATGGCTAAGTCTGATGAAAATAAATATAAGCAACCCCAACCAAACAATGCGCCAACAGGTAATAATGGCTATCCAGATACTAGTGTCAAAACTCAAGGTATTAAAGCTAGAGGAAAAGGCGCTGCAACTAAAGGCTATACTTCACGCGGCCCAATGGGTTAATATTTTTCCTATATAGGGTTATTATGAATCTCCAACAAATTACCCAAGCAATCCAAGACTATGCTGAAAATACAGAGTCTTTGTTTGTATCTAATATTGGTTTATTCCTGCGACAAGCAGAAGATCGTATATATAATACGGTGCATATCCCTGTACTTAGAAAAAATGTAACAGGTAATTTAACAGCTGCTAACCCTTATCTATCTTGCCCTAATGACTTCTTATCCGTATATTCATTAGCAGTTATTGATGGGTCAGGTAATTATTCCTATCTGATAGACAAAGATGTAAGTTTCATTAGAGAAGCGTATTCTAGCCCTACTAATCAAGGGCTGCCAAAATATTATGCGATGTTTGGTCCACAACTTTCTAATATGTTGGACATCTCCTTATTAACCGCACCGACACCTGATTCAAATTATAATGTGGAATTGCATTATTTTTATTATCCTGTATCTATCACTGACACTGTCAATAATCCAGCGGGCGTTACCTGGCTAAGTGATAACTACGATCCTGCTTTGTTTTATGGTGCTATGCGTGAGGCCATGATCTTTATGAAACAAGAACAAGATATGGTTGCATATTACGAGCAAAAATATCAAGAAGCTATTGGTCAATTAACCAGACTAGTGAATGGGTTAGAACGCGGAGACGCGTATAGAAATAATCAAATCAAGATACCGTATAATACATTATGATAGCACAAGGCCAATGTACCATTTTCAAACAAAACTTGTTGAATGGCTTAGAAAATTTTTCCACCCTATCTCCCTATTTTTATCAGATCGCTTTATATACTTCTAGTGCCTCTTTAGATAGTTCAACATTAGCGTATACACCTGTTGGTGAAGTATCAGGCGCGGGTTATTCTGCTGGTGGCGCACCTATTTTGCCAACACCTGCGTTATCGTCAGGGGCAACAGCGTATGCTTCTTTTTCAGATGTGATATGGTTTTCCGCTTCTTTTGTAGCTAGAGGTGCTTTGATATATAATTACACTACAAAAGCCGCTATTGCAGTTCTTGATTTTGGTGCGGATAAAACAGCAAAGTTAGGAACACCGTTTACAATAACTTTTCCACCAGATACAGCTACAACAGCTCTTATAAGAATTTCATAGGAATATAAAAATGCAAATTGAACACATAAAATCAGGTGACGTTTGTTCGGCAACAGTTACTCGCGGTGCAGGTCATACAGAAGGAATGGAGATGCACGGTCATTATCATGTGGTGTGCCATGATAAAGAT